GGGTGCCGATTAAGCCGTTGTTGACAGTGCCACCGGATACAAAGTCAGAAGACACGTATCGGTCGATACCCATGATTGCTTTGCGCGTAGCAGGCGGGACAATCAAGTTACGGCCTTCCATCGGTACGTTGTTGTCATCCATCTTCTGGATCATGTCACGGAAGAAAGCATCCGTAAACTCGTCACCAGCCACCAGAGTGTCATCAGTGTACTGAGTAGTAGTGCCGTTATCATTGAAGAAACAACCAGTGTGCTGGTAATCAGTAGCGGCTGGGCTAAATACAACAGCGCCACCGTCACCAAAACCAGTACCCGCTGCGTGAAGGTCGTTGTCAACCTGTACAGCCAGAGCATAACCAGCGTCTTCAGTGTAGAACTGACGCAGTGAGTTAAGAGCCTGCACTTCAACAATGTCTTCAATCAAACGCGAGTATTCAAAGTGACGGTTAATTGTCACCTGAAGCTCTGATTCGGTGTTTGCAATGATAGTTACCGCAGTGTCAGCCGCTTTAGCATTGGCATCACCACGAGTAGGCTTAGGGATATGAATAACGTCACCCTTCTTGCCAGTCATAGAAAGACGCTTGACAAGGGGAGCCATCTTCAAGTTTTTCTGATAAGAAGCAATAATCTCATCCGACCAAATTTCGGGGATGAAAGTACCTGCTTCTGTTAAGGCGGTAAAACCACCTGTTCCGGGATAAGTTGCTGTAGCCATGAGTTATCTCCTTAAAAGGCTATCGAACTCGACCCTCTGCGTATGCCTGTAAAATTTCGTCTGACAATGCGTTGTAACGCTCAGGGTCGGTTTTCATTAGTTTAATAATGTCAGCACGACGATAGACTTTTCTACGAGATCCTTCTGCTGTACCACGAGCGTTGCCTGTAGTTGCGGACTTTACGGCACTCTTACGGGCTGCTTTTTCAGCCTGAGCCGTCTGTTGAACCACTTGATTACGTTCTTTCCAAAGCGTAAAAAGTTCGTCAGCAGAATCATAATCGTAACCTTGGTCTGCTTCTACAAACAGTTTAGTTCTAACCTTTGATCCCTTGATCCACTCAGCAAAATTGTTGTCTTGCAAGATACTTTCCATATCAGGGTGTTTAGCCTTGAGTTGTGAAAGAGTAGCTTGTTGACGACTTTGTTGTGCGTAAGCCTCTGCTTCTTTGATCTTTGGGTGGTTATCAATAGCTCTGTTAACAGCAGTTTGAGGATCAATAAAAAAATCTGTATCATCTTGATTTTGCTGTTCTTCAGGTGCTGGTTGTGTTGTGAGTTCTGTCTGGATGTAGTTATCAACAACTTTACGTAACTCGCCTACTTCCGTACTCTGTTTACCAGAAAACTTTTCTAGTTCTTGGTGCATCTGTACGAGTTCTTCTACAGATTTACCTTGGTACTTTTCTGGAATATCAGGTTCTTGTACAGGTTGTTCCTCTTCTTGAGGAGTCTCTACGGTGTCCTGTGTTTCGAGTTGATCTGTTGTTTCTAGCTCCTCTTCTGGACGCTCATCAATAATTGTCGCTCTTGACATCACTAAAATTACCCCGCCTTTTTAGGTTATGGAGATTATTGTTGGGATTGACTCTCACGAGCTTCCCTTCCTCGTCGCCCAGCTTCTTCGTGTTCTCGTACCCACTTCATATGTCTTCCGGGGAAGTCACCAGTAGATCCGTCGAGAATGCACTGTGTTGCTGAAACGATTTTTGTAGCATTAGCACCACATCCGCACCTAGTGGTTGTGGTATCCTGATCTACAAATTTTTCGAATACGTGTCCGTTAGTACAACGGAAGTCAAATACTTTAATCATTATCTTTGTTAAGCTCTTCGTAATTAGCGTTTGTTGTAGACTCTAGATTTAAAATGTATGCTAAGACGTTTATTTGTCCTTTACGCATATACAAATCATTTGTGTCTTTAGTAGCTTCAACACTGTTAATCACTAAAGCATTCTGGTTTAATTCTTCAATTAGCTGTTTCCAACCATCAGTAGAAAACAGGGTGAAGTAATTGTCGTAATATTGCTGTGTTTCTTGATCCACTTGAGGCCTCTTAGGTTATCTCTGATTAACAAAATGTACTATGGTACACTGTATATTATATCATATATTGAATCAAAAGTCAAGCATTATTTTTTCTTTTTGGTAGTTTTTCTCCTTTTACCAGAGGCAGTTACGGCGTACTTAATGGCTTTTGGCCCTGTTTTTTTGCGTTTTGCTGCTTCTTTCTCTGATTTAGTCATCTTGGCGGCTACCGCTTTTGGCCTACAAGCCGGGTAAGGACGCTTAGACCCTTTGGCTTTTTTACGGCCACACTTCTTTCCGGTCTTTATGTCAACCCAATCTTCTTTGAACCATTTAGTTAAACCGCCTTTAGACTTAGGCATAAGTTCCACCACGTTTTTTGTATTCCCTGACTAGCCAAGCATTGGCATAGGCGCTGGGGTACACGTCAAACTTTTTCTTAGCTGCAGCCTTAACCCTAGAGTAAAGAGCTTTGTTCTTTACATTAGAGGGTATAGTGCTTTTCTTTTTCTTTGCTTTAGGTCTACTTTTTGCGCGTGGCATTTTTTCGTACCTTTCTTAGATCAGCGCCTGTAATTTTGTTTCTAGGCTTGGCTACTCTAGCGAGCTTTTTTTGTTTTGGACTATAGTTTTTCATCGGCATAATTATGATCTCTTAGGCTTCTTTACTTTTTTCTTTTTCGGGGGCTTGTGATATGGCATTTCTATCTCCTTACTTTTTGTGGGCTTTTTGGACTTCAAAGTTTGCAGACTTAGACGCGCCCTTGTGGGGCTTATATCCACCTGCAGGATCTTTCATCAACTTGTAACTATTACCGCTTTTCATCCAGTGGTAACCTTTTGGTGCTGAGACTTTCATAGCGTTTACCAGTTTTTGCAAGACCAGTATCTTGCGGTGAGTTTACTAGGCTTGTTAGTGTCACACTTGTGCCTAGCCCTAAATGACTTACGCCGCGCTGGTTGATCTTTTTTGATCTTCATTTTAGCGTCACCAAAGCGTATAGTCTTAGTCTTGTCGCCTTCCTTGGCTACCACTATAAATTTTTTGGTTGGGTGATTAGGGGTCCGTTTTGGTTTGTTGTACCCGCTTACTCCTGCTCGCTCCAGCTTTGGGTCTTTTTTCTTTGCCATTAACCGCGTCCTCCAGCTTGTCCATCCGCTCTTGTAAGACCGCTAACTGGTCCTTGAGGTCTTTGAATGCTTCGTTGATCTGCTTGAGCAGGCTGTTCATTTCTGTTTGTGTCATTAGCATTTGGAGTTTTGCCCTGTATCTCTAGTTCTTTGAGGTATCTGTCTGCAATTTTTAGTCGTCTGTCAAACTCTTTGTCGTCAGCGTCCCCTTCTTTGATGTTTTTAGTAACTGCATTAAGAACATCAATCTCTAGCTCTTGAGGCATAAGTTGAGTCTCGACGGCCAACTTCTGTGCTCTAGCCTGAGATTCTGCTGCTTGTCCATTAAGGGCTGCTGTCTGACTCTGCTGGAAACCAATCTGAGCTTGTTGCGCCATCATAGCCATCTGCTGAGCTTGCGGATTAGGCTGACCAGCTTGAGCCATTGCTGCGATAAGCTCTTCACGGTTAGACAGGTTCATGTTGTCAATAATACTTTGGATTAACACAGGGTACAGAGGGCTGTCTTGCTTCATCGTTTGCAGAAGCTGTACTAACTGAGTTACCTCGTACTCACGAGCAATAATCCCCAAAGTACTCGTAGCCATAAACTTATAGTCTGCTACCGGGTAGTTTTCAGGGTCAAACTGCATATATCTGTGTGCAGCTTTGGTTACAAACGGCAACAAGAACGACTGTTGAAAGTTGATTAGGGTGCGCTTGTGGCGTTTAATAATAGCCCCAAGAGACATAGAAATACCAGCGGCAGTAGCTTCACGATTAACACTGCCGGAAATTCCTGCTGAATCAACCGCTCCTGTAGCCTGCTGAACCATGTTTTGTAAGGCTTGAGCTTGTGCAAAGGTGATTTGTCCAACTTGTCCAAAATTAAACGGCTGTAGTACTTCACGAGGATCGCCGTTAGTTAAGATCATCTTGCCCGGACGCACTTCTGGTTTAGCGCCTCTAGGAAGCCGTGTAGCATCCACAGCGAGCATTGGGTGGATTGTGAGGCTCAGGGCATCAATACGAGCACGTAATTCTGTGTCAAGCGCCTTTTGGCTGTTGTAGCCCTTCTCGCAAACACCACGTCCCCAGAACCTGCTGGGAACCACGTCCCACGGAAACGCAACTACCGGACGGTCTTTCATCATGTACGGGTTGGCTTCTGCTTTTAGAAGTGTGCCGCCGTTTGCAATCACAACGATTGCTTCAACGTACATAGAGTCTTCGTCAACCTCAACGTCTTCAGCTTCTAACAACTCACGAGGCACAAGACCGTAGTACTTTGTTAAGCGTACTTTGTCGTCGTTGTAGATTGTTAGGTCTTGATCTGGCTCTAGGTCTGTGTCAGCAGAGGCAGACTCAATAAAACCTTCACGGTACACGCCCTGCTCTTGTAGGAGTTCTACGGAGTGCTTAGATACAAACTCGTCAACAGCAACACCATAAGCGTCCTCAACTGAGGTTGCTACAGGGTCTATCAAAAAGTTTTGCGGTAACACCGGCTTTAACTTCACTACTACACGGTCTTTAATGTTGACGCCCACAGCAGTCAACTGACCATCCATAATTGGCTGAGTAGCCGGGGACATATCTTTAATTTCTTCTAAAACAACCTCACCAACACCCGTACCAAATACAGCAGCATTAATAAGGCATTCTGCTACTGCCTTGCGAATTTTACAGGCTTCAAAGTCTTCGTTTAGTTTTTTCTTTAGAATTGATATGTCTTGTTTCTGTGGGTCTGCTACATCGTCTTTAATGTCAAAAAACTGACCACGACCAAACGTAGCCTCTTCTAGCTCTGCTACATTAGACTCTACAGCCTGCTGAAGCGCAGGAGAGATAATTCGAGAACGCTCAGACCCTCTTTGCGAGTCATTAGGGTCCCATTGACCTCTCCATAACCTATAGTATTCTTCAAATCTTTCTTCGTAGTTTGACTCATAATAATCTCGCCAATCTTCACACTTTGTCATTACCCACTCTTCCAAGGACTCTTGGATCATTAGTGGGTCTGGGCTATAAATTGATTCTGCCATAGTATTATCCTTAAATAAGTGCTACGCTGTAACCCAATGTAAAAAACACTATGGCAGAAAGAGCGTAGATGCCATACGTATTAAATCTTCTAAAAACCATTAGTACCCTGCTACTATGTCTAATATTTCGTGGTCGTCAATCTCGTAGTCGTAGTCGTACGCTACTTGTGCTAACTGGTCTATGTATGCAAGTGCGTCAACTAAGTCGTCGTGAGTTAGAACATCTGGAAACTGAAACAGTTGATCTAAGAATCTGTTGTTCCACTCACCTTTGTTTAAACTGACGTAACCGTTTTCAAAGCGTCCTTGCAAGGCCCACATAACCCTGTCAGTTTTCTTTCGGTTACCGTGGGTCAGCTCTTCTACCCTAAAAAAGGTTCCGTACCGTTTCATCAAGTCTGTTAGAGGAGACATTACGGCTTGTTTGGCAATTCCTTTTTCAATACCAACACTAACGGGTCTGTAGTCTCTAACGGCCTGAAAAATCTTGGTGGCAGTCTCGTCAAGACTCCACCTCCCGTGTATAATGTTATCAACGTACCAACCATCAGGACTAACTTTAACAACAGCGATTGCAGTTTCATCTAGTTTAGTATTTTTAGTTCGTTTCTTGTTTACGTCTTCAAATCCTGCGAGGTCAACTGCTATGTAGTAGTCACCTACTTCTGGTTCTTCACCAAAGTGGACCCACCCTTCCTTAAACATTTCGGAGCCTCTTGCTTCAAATGAGGCCATAAACTCTTGTCGGAAGGCGTAACTCGACATGGACTTCTTTGCCGTATCAATTTCGTCAGGGTCGAGGAGTGGGTTGTCATAACTGGTAAAGTGCCACCCCTTGTAAGTTTCATCGTCGCCTAGCTCCGCTATCTTGTACAGCTCGTAGAAGTGGTTTCTGCCCATAGGAGTACCTATGAACATCGCTGATCCCTTTTGGTCAGCTAGTGCTGGACGGAGGATTTGCTCCCATACGTCAGGCTTCATGTCTGCGTACTCGTCCATCACGAGAAACTTCAAGGACACACCACGCATTGTCTCTGGCCTGTCGGCTCCCTTGAGACTAATCGTGGCCCCGTTGACCAGCTTGATCTGCAGGTTGTTAATGTGTGAACCCGCAATCACAGGGTGTCCTAGCTCCAATAGGGTCTGCCACATGATGTCACGGGCCTGACCCTGAGTGGGCGCAACGTAAAAAACGTGGCCTTTGTCGGCCTGCAGCGCATTGATGATTAACATCCACGCTGCGAGTCTGGACTTCCCTGTCCGTCTTCCAGCAGCAACTACCTTGAACCTAGTAGGATCAGAGTAGACTTCTTGCTGCCAAGGTAGCAACTGTACGTTTAAGTCAGTCACAGAGTTTGTAACTTAAGTAAAAAGTTAGTGCTCCAGTGACAATAGGCAACATCATTAAACATACTAATGCGACTATTTCCAATTATTAGCCTTCCCAGCCTGAGTCGCCTTCTCCAAACTGGCCGTCATTGTTAGTGTCACACGCTTTTTGCCACCAAATCATATTAAACGTCAAGCCCTCACTCCAAGGCACATACGCTGTACACCACTCAGTAGAACCTACTTCAGTTCCGTCAGTAGGAGAAGCAACGTAGTCCCTCTTAGTATTAGACTCTACGGGAGTAAAGTACACAGCACCCGTGTTGTACGTTTTTTTAGAAAACACTGGTTGTGTAGAAATAAACACATTTTCACTGTCCTCTAGCGTATACGTAGATCCGTCTGGGTATTCAATGAAAGTTTGTGCGTTTGCGTTCAACGAAAACAATGAGATAAGGGCTACGACGATCAAACCAAAAAACATCTCGTTAAAGTTTTTCATTAAGTTGTTTCTCCTGTTAAAGTAACTATCAATACGTCCAAATTACCGGAGCAGAACCCCGTGTGTCTAGGTGAACAAAGTCACCAGCGACCCCTAGACCAGTAAAGCCGTGCTCTAAGGCTCCTTTTATAATCGAATACCGATGAGCAGAGTTCGTTATCTTTATGTCTGCTGCTATGCCTTGCGCGTGAGTCCCCGGTATCTCTTTTACAGCCTCTAACGGGTGGTCAGGGCTTCTGTAGCCGCTGGTGATAACAAAAGGAAACCCGCAGTGTTCTCTGAGAGCGTCCAGTTTGTCTAAAAAAGCCTGCTCCATACGGTTTTCACTAGTATGTTGGCAGTCAAACTCTTTTTTTGTAAAGAATTTCACTTCTTAGTTGTTTTTTTCTTAGGTTTAGACTCGTTTAGGGTTTTTGCAGCCCTAGTTACATCGTTGTTGTACGCACGTTCGCAGTGGTCGTCGTCAAATACAAAGTTAATAGACGCACCTAGCCACGCCCAAGCCTTAGATTTATCCTTGAGCCTGTGTGAGCGCCCTGAGACGGACTCGTTAGCGTTGTCACCAAACAAAACAGCCACGTTAATTAGCTGAGAGGTAGCATCACCTACTCTAATAACGTATTCCAAGGTTTCTTCCAGTGCTTCGTCAAACTTGTCCCGTGACATCCACTGCTTCTCCATCAATTTCTTCTCCTGATTCAAAGCTCTCGCTAACTGTCGTGCTTCCCACCCCAGTGATATTAATCTGTATCGCGTTTCGTCCAGCATCTTTGATTACATCCTTCTCAAATGCGCCTACTGGGAGGATACGATCCATAATTAGCTTCCATGCTGCTGCTTGGTTCTTGTGCTCGTCGTTAGTTGCGGCATCAAATATAGTCTGTAACACTAGTTCTGACTTAGGACTAGCCAACATACGAGCCTTGTATTCGTTAATTATAGAAGCATCGCCTTTAGGCCTGCCTACTTTACCACGGGTTCCCGCTGTTTTTTCTACGATTTCACCCTTGCGTGGCCTACCTCTGCCTCTTTTCTTGGGTGTCTCTTCAGACATTATCCAGTATCCTTGTGTTTTACATCAGTTCGCATGAGTCCCCTGCCTAGGAAGCAACAGAAGAGGGGATCTATACGAACGGTTTAGTAGTCAACTAAGGCCCCGCACCTGTATTACTAAATACATCCTAGTATCTGCCTATTATTTTACCATACTTTTATTCAAAAGTCAAGTCTTTTTTTATCTTATTTATTACTGTAGCCCCGCCCCCGGATAAACATCAGGTAAAACATAAGGTTAGCTAGTGTATAAATTATGTTATTTTTACGTAGTTTTTTCTAAAATTAGTCTCTAGTAAACTTGGGTGGCAACAACAATAATAAACACAAGACAACAGCCCCTCCCCGTGTCAAAATCAAGGCCCACCTCAGTCTAACACAAGGCGCTCACGGTGTAAAGCGTTAATATTCACAGGCCAACACGGGTTGACACAGGCGGCACACTGTGGTAAGCCAGAGGCGCAAGGGTTTACCACAGGTGACACACGCAGTCAAGTGTAAAATTCACGTTGACAAAGTGTGTGTGCCAATGTAGGACCCTCAAGTCGAAACCACAGATCACAAGCTAAAACAAGTGTAATATTACCATTGCAATCTACACGGGCAAGCCTCATAGTACACACATGGCGAGCGGGGACACACAAGCCACCCCACAGGAGCACAACACCATGAACATTAACAAAGCACAACAATATGCCATCTCGCGTTTGATCTTTGATATTGAACAGGCAGTAAGGGCAGACGACATCGGCAAACGTTATGACGCATATGATGCACTGCGCGAGCTAGGGATTGACCATATGTTTCACCAGATGCCTTACCACGTACAGGACAAAGGCTATATCGAGTACAGTAAAGCACGGGAGGCATAGGAGGGTTGTGTTAGTGGTGCGCCTTGGGGTACACTCAGGGCTCACTGCTAAACCAATCACAGGAGGTTGACAGATGTTGAAACTATCGAAGGCGTCGAAGATGCCGTGCCGATCATGGTCACTGCAAGCGTTAGACACGTGCCCCGCGTCCAGAGACGCAGACGGTAACCTAGTGCCAGCGTGTTCCGGATGCTACGCCACCACGGGCAACTACAGGTTTAAAAACGTACGTGCACCACGAGAACATAACCGTGACGATTGGAAGCGTGACGACTGGTGCGATGACATGGTGTCAGAGTTAGACAATGATCGATATTTCAGATGGTTTGACTCTGGCGATATGTATGACATTCGACTCGCTAGGAAAATTCTGGAAGTGTGCGAACGTACGCCATGGGTCAAACACTGGATACCCACACGGATGTACAAGTTTGCCAAGTTTGGCACGGTTCTTGCTAGACTGCAGGCGTTACCAAACGTAGTGGTGCGTCTGTCATCCGACAGTATCACAGGTGAGACAGTACAGGGCGCTACCACGTCCACCATTGCCACGCTTGACACAGTGCCACAAGATGCGGTAGTGTGCGAAGCGTACACACGGGCGGGCAAATGCGACAAGTGTCGCGCCTGCTGGGACAAATCAGTGTCCGTCGTCTGCTACATTGGACACGGGCGCACAATGGAAAAACAACAACGCAACATCATAGCGAGGGCATGACAATGTATTGGGATAGATTCGACATATGTGAAGCGTGGTACGCATTCTCTGTGGACCACCACCGTGGGCAATTCTCGCCAGAGTACGCCATCATGGGCAGACTGCAGGCTATGGGCTACCATCCCGGCTACGGTGGCGTGACGTATGACGCACTGACAGAGAACGGTAAAGCCATTTACGATAACCTAGTGGCACAACAGGAGCGATAGAGCATGATAGAAATTGAGACAGTACCACTTCAGTCTAGCTGGAAGGCTCAGTATAATACAAAAGATTACCCAAACGTGACACGGGAGCACCTAGGCCTGTTACCAGAGTTTTTCATGGAAGCGACACACGTTTCAGGCGGTCCCGTGTACGATACACTACAGCTAGTAGCAGACGCAATGGACTCGCTGTATGGGTACGGTGGTTTCCGGTTTCCGTTTGACGGTACAGTGACGGACACAGGCGTATATACAACGCCAGAGGATCCAGACTTGACACCGTACGCTACCATAACGTACCTTGACAAATATACGCTGTACTGCTACCCTTACGCCATTACAGCGTTACGTGATAACGAGACGGGTGAAACCAAAATAGGGAGGTTTGACTAATGGAAACGGATGTGATATGGTTGTGGGCTACGGGCTGTCTAGTAATTACAGCGTGGCTAATATTTAGTGAAGAGGGTTTATAATGAGTATACGATACGGACAACACCAGACAGAAACGCAGGTAGATTGCGAGTGGGCTACGCTTGACGTGGTGGTTCACTGGACGCTAGACTCCGACGACCACCAAGATCTTATACAGATTGATAAGATTACGGTAGGCGACAGGGATCTAAGAGAAGGGTGGAACGTGGATTATTTCGAGCGTTTAATACAAGACGAAGTACTAGCAGGTGAGGACTACTTACCAACAGACCACGGGGACTGACATGAATGACCGTATGCTTAACGCTGTATTCACAGCAGTGCAGATGTACAGGGGAGCGTATACAATGGCGGAGGCGCTATCCTACGCAATCGTGACGTATGATTTAGATGAGTTTGAGCAAGACGACTTGCCCGCAATCGTGCGGAATCAGGTAGCGCGTCTAAAACTACAGCTAGGAGAAAATTTCTAATGGAAGTGCTATCAGTGTTGATTGTAACGGGATGTTTTGTTATACTAGCCTATTACACGTTTGGAGACTGAGCGAGGAGGATTTAAAATGACTGAGCCAGATTTATCACAGCTACAGATGGTCGAGGATTTGACAGAGTACGAGTTTAACTTTATTGACTTTGCCACCGTGGTTTCTACCGCACGTAGGGCTATACGTAAAAAATATGACTCCATGAGTTACCGTGAGCTGTGTAGGGCATACGGGCAGGTGTTTGGGCCGGAGGACAACGGATGACCAGCAAGCGTACAGACTGGATCATAGCCACGATAGTGTGTATACTGTTCCCGCCTGTTTTACCTATGACACTGTTGGCAGTACTGATACTGTCAATATCCAACGGATTTAAGCGAGAAGGAGGTAAAACAGATGAGGTGTAAAGCGTGTGACGTGATCCTAGATGATTTAGAGATCCTGAAGAAAGATGCGAACGGGGTACACTACGACTTGTGTACAGAATGTCTGACAGTCTCTATTGCTACCCACTGGGAGCTAGAGAACATGGAGTCAATACATAATACTGGTGATTTTACACAAGATGAGGTATTGCAATTACAGGAAAATTATGATAACATCTTAAGTAGTATTAAGGACTACTAAAGATATTAACTAAAGGATATAAACTAATGAATAAAACTACAGGAGGACATAAGACTACTAAAGTTAGGCGCTGGAATCCTGTAGCGAAACACGACCACAACAAGGGAGGCGCACACAAGGACAGGAAGAAAGATGCCAAAAAGTACCAATCACGTAAAAAGGGTTTGACAAAAGATCCTGACCGTGAGATACTATAGGTAAATTGAACGTGCTGGTGTAGTTGCTGGCTAGTGTGGTCCCGCATGATGAGAAGTGGTGTTACAGCCACAGGGTCGGAGCTATCCGGAAATAGTCGTTATGGCAAGCGTTAAGGGTGTAGGTAGCTGAAAACTGATAGCAATAGCTGGGGTACGTTGTCGCAGTTGTGAACCAGATAGGATTGTGGTCAGTGCTTACACCCGCCTTTTCAATTAACAAACGAGGATTAACTCATATGTCAAGTCAAGTTATCGAAGGTGTGGTGAACTTCTCAAACGTCACCAAACACGATGTGTACAACGGGCAGGACACTGGTGCGTTCAGCATGACGATCACCATGTCTGAAGACGATGCCGCTACGCTGGCGGCTCAGGGCGTTAAGATCAAGGACTACGAGGGCAACAAACAGCGCAAGTTTAAGTCCAAGTACGCCATTGGCCTGTACACTGCAGAGGGTGACGTGTACAACGGAGAAGTGCCGTTTAACTCCCGTGTCCGTCTGAAGTACAAGACAGGACCAGCACACCCTGTA